TTGCGCAGCTGGGCAGCTGGGCGCGCTGTGCGCCGGCTCCTGGTCGGCCTGGACGCCAACACTCACGACCTGGTCGGCCTGGCCGCGCGGCTGGGATTGTCGCCAGCCGGGAAGGGAATCGACGGCGTCCTGGGCCGCGGCTTCCTCCTGCGCCGGCCGCGCCGGCTCCGACGCCGGCACTCCGACCACCGACCTGTGGCCGTGGACGCCACAAGCAACGATCGAAAGGACGCACGATGAGCAACCCCAACCCGCTGAACCCTCGCAACCTCCTGGAGCTGGCCGACGAGCTGGAGCGGAAGCGCGGTCCAGTCCTGGTCGAGCGCTGGCGAGTGACGGCCGCGGCCGGCACGCCGGAGCCGGCCTGGAGGATGCGCCGGCAGATTCGCGAAGCCTTCCGTGATGAGTGGCGCCGGCGCCTGGAGCCGACCACGGGCGCCGGCCGGCAGGGAGCCGGCCGCGCACAGATGAAGGCTGTTGTGAGCGCCTTCCGCCAGCTCGACCGCGACCTGGAGGCCGCTCTGTTGGCAGCCGACCCGGCAGCAATGCCGAAGCTCGCAGCCGACGCGATCCGGCGCCGTGTGAAGCGATAGCCTTACGCCCGTGTCCATTGTCGCTCCTGGCTTCACTGAAGCTCGCACAGCGGCCGTAGGTTCCTGGCAGCCAACCAGGTTCACACGGCCGCTGTGCGGCTGCGACGTCATGGGATGCGGACACTTTCCGACTGAAGGGCGCCGGCTGACAGACCTGGCGCTGCGATACGTGACCACGGCCATGTACGGGCGCCTGGAGCTGGACGACTGGCAGACAGCTCTCCTGGACGCTGTCCTGGAGCGCTACCCGGCAGACTGGCCGGTCGAGCACCTGCGCGGCCAGCTGCGTTACCGCCAGGTCGTGATCAGCATGGGCCGGCAAAACGGCAAGTCTCTCCTGGGGATGCTGTTCATTCTCTACTTCCTGATCCTGCACGTCCGCGGACCCAACGTGATCGGCCTGGCGTCCCTGGACCGCCAGGCGAAGATCGTTTACAAGCGCGTCAAGTACGCGATCGATGAAGCGCCGGAGCTGGCGCGCGAGCTGAAGACGACAGAGACACGCGGAATCAGCCGGAAGGACGGCTCCGGCGCCTACTTCACGCTGCCAGCGAAGGAAGACAGCGCGCAAGGCGAGCCGGCGACCGGCGTCGTCTTCGATGAGCTACACCTGGCGCTGGCAGCTCTGTGGGATGCGATGGTCCTGGCGCAGCGTGCGATCCGGAACAGCCTCATGGTCGGCATCACGACGGCCGGCGACGACGGCAGCGAGCTACTGATCAGGCTGTACGACGAAGGCGAAGCCGCCATAGCCGGCAAGGACGAGCGCTTCGGATTCTTCCTGTGGGAAGCGGAGACAAAGGAGCTGACGAAGGCCGGCGTGATCGCAGCGAACCCGGCCGTAGCCTGTGGCCGCGTCCCGCTGGAGGTTGCCTGGTCGGACGCCGTGAAGATGTGGAATGACACGAAGCGCGGCAAGGACGGCATGACCGGACGGCAGCGCTGCATTCGCTACACGCTTAACCGCTTCATCGAAGGCGCAGCCGGTAGCTGGGTCCCTGTCGAGGACTGGACGACCAAAAGAGGACAACCTGAGATTGTCGGAAATGTCGTCTACGGGATCGAGCGGACGGACTCCTGGAGCTGGGCCAGCATCACGGCCACGAGCGCGCGTGACGGCGTCTTCCACACTGAGCTGGTCGCGACCCTCCAGGAGCCGACACTGGACGAGCTGGAAGCCGTCTGCGAAGCGCTGGCAGCTCGGGAAGGGGAGACGGCAACCTTCGCGATGCGATCGCGCTCCCTGGGCGACCTGGCGTTGCGGCTGCGCAAGGCCGGCCGCGAAGCCTGGCGCCTGGGCGCGACGGAGGAAGTACAGGCCAGCCAGCACGCCGCGGCCGTGATCACACAGGAGCGGCGCCTGGTCCACCAGGACGCCAGCGGCCAGGACCTGGTGAAGCGTCACGTAGCGAGGGGACGCCGGCGAGACGCGGAGACAGGCTGGCGCCTGAGCCAGTCACTCGCGACCGGCGACACGGATGCACTCTGGGCGACCGTGGCCGGCCTGTACGTGGCCGACCAGCTGAAGGACGCCGGCCTACAGCTCTACTAGGCGCCTGGCCGGTTTGGTTCCAAGCTGAAACCAAACCGGCGAAGCGGCCAATTCGTGTCAACTTGACATGGTCACCCTGACGATTTTCCTGTGAACACAGCGCGGCAGATGCTCCAGGCAATGGGATTGTCTTCGCAGCCGATCGAGGGCGAAGCGACGACGCCGGAAGGCACCTATGGCGCCGACGTGTCCCCTCCCTCCAGGACCCGCGGAGAGACGCTGTCTCTCCAGCGCGCTATGGGCCTGCCCGCTGTGTTCCGAAGCGTCCAGCTGATCGCCGGCATGTGTGCTCAGCTGACCCTGGAGTCCTGGCGCGGCCAGGAGCTGGTGGACCCGCAACCCGTCATGGTGACGCACCCCGACCCGTGGCGGACCGCGGACAGCTGGGTCGAGCGCTTCGCGATCAACCTGGCGACGGACGGAAACAACTTCACCTGGAAACAGCGCGTAGGCGACTCCCTGACAGCGCTGACGATCCTGAACCCGTTCACCGTCAACGTTCTCTGGAAGACGATCAACGGCCGGCGCGTGAAGCGCTACGCCTTCCCGCATCCCGTGACCGGCAAGCGTCACGAAGTGGGAGAGTCGGAAATCATTCACACGTGGGCGCTGGAGGTCCCCGGCCTGGACCGCGGCCTGGGGCCGATCGGCCACACGAAGGCAGCGCTCACCGGCGTGATCGACCTGCGCGAGTACGCAGACCGCTGGTTCCGCGACGAAGCGACGGACGGCGTCCTGACGTCGGAACAGCCGATCGACCAGGCCGCGGCGAAGCAAGCCAAGAAGCTTTGGTACGCGCACGACCCGGAGGACCCCTACGGGCCGCGGCTGCGCGTCATGGGCAAGGGTCTGAAGTACGACCCGATCATGTTGCGGCCGGAGGAAGCTCAATGGCTGGAGGCGCAAAACTTCGGCGTGCTCGACATATCGCGAATCTTCGGCGTCCCACCTGAGTACCTGGCCGCGGCCGTGGACGGTACGGCCATGACGTATTCCAACCTGGTGATGATCGACACGCAGTTTCTCCGGACGACCCTTTTCCCGGTCTACCTGCGCAAGATTCAGAACGCCGTAACGCAGGCGCTGCCGCGCGGCCAGCGCGCGGAATTCCGGACGTCGGACCTTCTCCAGCCGGACGCTTCGACCAGGTCCACGATCGATAAGGCGTACGTGGATATGGGCGTTTACGACGCGGCCTACATTCGCCGGCGCGACCGGATCACAGGCAGCGCGCCGGCGAAGCCGGCACGCGCGGACAGCAACCTAGGCCGACGCGACGACGACGCCGGCGCACAGACGGCCGCTTTCGATATGGGAGTCCAGTGATGAAGTGCAGCAAGTGCGGCCTGTTCCACCCGGCCACGATCACCTGCGAACAGGTCCAGACGTCCGTCCAGGCCGGCCTGGGCAGCTCCCTGTCCTTCGACCTGACGCCGGTCGTCCTGGCCGACGACCAGGAGCTGGACGAAGCCGACGAAGCGGCCTGGGAGGTTGTCGGCTGCGCGATCCCCTACGGGGTCGAGCTCGAGCGCTTCGACTGGCTGACCGGCGCCACGCGCTGGATTTTCGACCAGGGCAGCGTGGAGGTCGAGGAAGGCGCACAGCTGTTCTACGGCCACGACCACATGGTCCTGGGGATGCCCATTGGCCTGATCGTGGAAGCCGGCGAGCTGCCGGCCGGCCACGAGCTGGCAGACGGCACGAAGCTGCCGGAGGGCGGGAAGCTGATCCGCGCGAAGATCAGCAAGACAGCGAAGGGCGCAGAGGTCCGGACGCTGGCGAAGGACGGCGTCCTGAAGCGCTTCAGCGTCGGCCTGGACAGGCCGAACGCCACGACCGTCCTGGAGGACGTCGAAACAGACTCCCCGTTGCTTCGGTGGCAACGGGCGCCCGTGTGGGAAACAAGCATCGTCCCGCGCGCGGCATTCCATGAGCACGCTCTGATCGACAACGTTCTGAGCGCCAACCTGAAGGGAAACACCATGCCTTGCAACAAGTGCGGCGCTCCGGCACACACCGGCGCCTGCCAGGCCGACGTCCTGGCCGCGTACCAGGCGAGCCAGGCCGGCAACCAGGACAACCTGGCACAGCTCCAGGGGTCCGTGGACAGCCTCTCCGGCACGGTCCAGAACCTGGAGCGCCAGATCGCGCTCCTGAGTGACGGCATCGGAGGCGCCGGCAGCTCGGCGCCGATCGTCGTCCCCGGCGAGAGCTACGGCCACTTCCTCCAGCTCTGCGCGACCGGCGACCAGGACGCGCTGAACTTCCTGGCCTTCGTCGGCACGGACACCGGCGACCTGATCGCAGCCGACTGGATCCAGGACACCTGGGTCGGGCCGATCGTGCGCATGATGGTGGAGCGCCGGCGCGTGCTGAACCTGTTCACGACCCGTCCGCTGCCGGCAACCGGCATGAGCGTGAACTTCGGCCGCGTGCTCAGCGAAGGCACGCTCCAGGTCGGCGTCCAGGAGAACGAAGGCGACCTTCTCCCGTACGGCACGCTCGCA